ATTATGAATCAGTTGAGTCTGCATCTGCATAAGATACAGCGTCTAATTCTTCCCATTGAATACCAAAACGGACGAATACTGTGTATTCAATTGTGTCCTTCTTTGGCTTGTATTCACGGTTTACTGTGATGTCTCTCTGGAATCCCCATACACGGTTTGCTGGGAATGTAAGATCTACATAACCTGCAGGGTAGTAAGGAACTTCAAGAACGTCTACACCTAGTACACGAGTTGTGCGTGAATTGCCAACTGTCTGTGCATTTCCATCAAGGTAATCTTGACGGTTTGCTGGTGTTCCTGCTGTGCGAGTAGCAAATGCTTCTGCTACTGCATCTGCGAGTGTACCGTTGTTCTTAACGATACCCTGGAATGCGTCTGTACCAGCATAGAACTTCAAGTTAGACTTGATAGCACGATACTTGCGTGGCATTGCCAAAATGATGTTCTGCATTGCTGCAGTTGTCCACTCGTTGTTTGCTACAGTAACTGCTGCTTCGTGAGCATCGTTTCCTGCAACTTGGTTTACCTGAGCAACGAAGCCAGGCATGATTGAAAGGAAGGCATCTCCGCCTGATCCGATTCCGTTAATCGCAAGATCTTCAATATCGTTAGCGAAAGCATTTGTCATCAAGCGAACTAGATGATCTTCAAGTGCTGCACCTTCAATATTGTCTTCTAGTGATTCTGTAGAAACTTCCCAGTCAAGACGAATCTTTTTAGTTGTGAGTTCTACCTTAGAAAATGTTGCGCCAACGTTTGTGTAGTCTGGTGCACCCTGTGCTGCTGCACGGATAACACGCTCTCCAACGTTAACCTTCTCAATTTCCATTGTATTTGCTCGCATAGTGACCTTACGGCCATCTTTGGCGAGAACAGTTGCATCCCACACGTAGTCAATAAAACGACGTGCTTGCTCAGGTGCTAGAATACCACCAGAGACTCCTGTAGGATTTACGGCATTTGCTCCTGTTGTAGAACCAAATGCTGCTGTTGCTGTGTTACCAAGCGCTGCTGCTGGACTTACGTTACCGTCAGCATTACGTCCTGTTGCACCACCAACACCACCAGATACTAATGCGCCTTGGGAGTTAATTTCTGCTCCTGAGCCACCTGAACCTGGATAGTTTTTTTCTATATTTGTATTTTGTTCCGACATATTGTTCACCTCCTAGTGATATATACCTTAGTTAAATAGGTCGGTATTTGTGAGGAAACGACCGCCCCATAGGGATTTTTGAACCACTTGTGGTGATTCCTGTACGATCTCGCCTAGATCGCCAGACTTGCGGAAAGCGGTGTCTTGCTCTACAAGATCTACTCGCTTGCCAAACTCGTTAAAGTTACTCTTAATGCCATTAACATCTGATGTTACTGTATCAAGAGACTTTGTTACTGCTGCTACCTGCTCGTTAAGAGACTTAATAGTTGCAGCAAGATCGCCAAAGGCATTAGTAAGAGAAGCATTAATTTCTGAAACTGCTTTAGCAACTTCTTCTTTAACTTCTGAAACGGCGTCAACCACTGCTTCTTCTGCTTTCTCTACTTCTACTGCTGCTTCTTCAGCAACAGGAGAATCTGCACCGCCGTCAACTGCTTCTGCTACAGGTGCTTCCTCAGCAACTGCAACTTCTTCAGCAACTGCAGGAGTCTCTACAACTTCTGCTGGTTGTGCCTCTGGAGCAACCTCTGATTTTTCAACTACAGCGTCTACGGCTGTTTCTGTTGATTCTGTCATGGGATTTACCTCCTTAGTAATCTTAATTGTACTAATGCCTTTAGCACTATCAACTAAGAATTTTATCATCTCTGTATTTTCTTTATCATTCTTTTCTACGAAACCTATATTTTGCATTTTATTACCATTGGTTGGACTTACTGCTGATTCAGCGTCTGATACCATTACGATACCGCTTTCTGAATCCCAAAATACGTTTTCAACTTCTGCTTTTGATAAATATCCACTAACAACGTTTTGTCCATTTACTTTTTCAATAGATACAATATTGGCAAATTGATTTGCTGGATTGTCTACTAAAGAAAGTTCATGTAGTTCATAAGTCTTAATTACACGGATTGACTTATCCATTTTTTCATCATAGGCATCGTCCCATGTCTTAATGTTTCCACCGATTGAAAAACCAGTATATGTTCCATCCAAAACTTTTTCCCATGCATCTTGTGCACCCTTTGAAACATATGCAGATACATAGACTCCGCTGTAAAACTTCTTATCATTTGGATCAAAATATTTATCTTCTTTAAATGAAACGATTTTTCCAACGGCTGATGGTTGGTGCATTTCACGAAGATTTCCACGGAAGTTTTTAAATGCTTCAACGCTGGATTCTGTTGTTACAATATCGCCTTGTTTATCAACGTTATCAAGCGTTGCAAATCCTGACACCATACGGCGTTCAATGTCTACTTTTCCGATGGGCATTGAGAGACGAACATTGTCACCTTCAGTTACCCAATGAGCCTTGTTTGTTAACATAACGCTTCTATTATAGCATTTGTTTATAAGTTTTTCTCAACTATTGAGACGCTCTACCCTCACCCTGTGGATTACGTCCAGATACTGTAGTTGTTGAATCAGAATTATTATTTGTTCGTTCTGCATCTCTTTGACGTGTACCCGCTAAGTTTGCTCTAGCATCAGTTGCTTGTCTTGGAGACATAACAAAGGGCTCATCGCCATCTGCTCTTTGTGGCAAGTCTAACTTTTCACGAGCCTCATTTGGAGTCATAACCTGTGTCTTTACATATCTTTCAAGAATCTGAGATTGTGCAATTTCGTCAGTTAAGGTTAGTTCGTTAAACTTTAGTTCAAGAATATCTGTCTTTTCTTTAATAATCTTATTGACAATTTTTTCAAGGTGTCTTTGTGCTGGACGAGATACCTGCTCTTTAAATGTACGATCTTGTGATAATGCTGCTGCAATGCCACCAGAATCTGCACCACCAAGTTTGGACATTGGAACCTGATGAGCGATTAAAATATCATCACGGTTCTGCTTGCGATACTCTTTAAATGAGCCATCCTGAATACCATTTTCAATTGGCTCCATCTTAAACTCAACTTTGTTGGTATCAGTATCGCCTGGAAGTGGTATGTATAGAGTTCTGTGTGACTGAGCCTTTAGTCCAGTCTGTAGGAATCTAAACATCTTATCTTCTGCATCCCCTGAAAGTTTTGCTCCCTTAAGAGTTACAACATATCTTGGAACAGCCTTATTTTCAAAGTAATCAATATTATACTGAGATGCAAGTTGATCTCCTACTAAGGATGGCATTGCTGCAATAATGTCTGGAATTCCATAAAATGTATTTAATGGAGAATATTCTTTAAGATGAATAATCTCGTTTGGACGTGGATCTGTTCCCATTGGATTTGGGTTCTTTGCAGCAAAGTTTCTAAAGTAAACAACTTTTTGTCCAATAATTTGAACAAATCCATCACGAAGACGACGAACACGAACAGTAGTTGCTGGAATATGACCAACATATCCAATTTCTCCAGTTACAGTTCTTCCTACTTCAATAAATCCATTTCCAGTAGCCTGAAGATCTGTGTAAACCTTTTCCATTGTTTTTGTAAAACTATCGTCATCATTAAGATTTTCTAGCCAGTCACGTAGTTCAATTTTCATTCTTTCAATGCGACGACGTGCACGATCAACTGCTGCTTGGTCATCGTTGTTTTCAAAACGCAGCATAGTTCTATCGGTAACATCAAAGCGGTATCCAAGACCAACAACATTTTCCACCTTGGCATCAATTGCAGCATGGTTAGCAAAAGATGTGTCATAAAAGTTAGCCAACTCATACATATTATATGGTGGAGTAATTACATCAAATAGACCATATCCATTACGATATACAGTTCCAGGATTAATCTGTTTTGATCCAGAATTAACTCCTGATGGAGTTACGTTTGCAGCATTTAGATATGCCTCATTGCCTTCTGGGTTAACATACTTTGACATGTTGCGAGTTGTTCTGCGACGGAAGTTTTGATCAAGACCATCATAATCTTTTAAGTTTTCCCAAGGCTTATTAAATGGATCCTGAGACTTAAAAATATTTTCATCACGCTCTTGCGTGTTTAATCCTGCACGTACGTATTCTTGATCAGCCATTTTCGTATGCATCTCTTCCATGTTTGTCTAATGTTTGCTGTGCTGCATGCCATGCACCAAGGTCGTTCATTGAAGGAATTAAGCCAGCCTTTAGTCTTTCTTTTTGTTCTGAATATTCTTCTTCACTAATTCTATGTAGCCCTGGAACAAAAACCGCTTTACCTTCTCCATCATCGCCATGCAATATTGCTGCGCTTCTAAGTTCAGAAATCTTTGAAAGATCTCCACGTTCAGCAGGTATATTTAAAATTGAGCCTTCGTCATCTGTAAACCACTTACCATTTGACTTCTTATAAACATAAAGCCCCCAGTCATAATGCTTTTCAATGACCTTGCGACGAACATTTTTAACATACGGTTTACCAGTTTTTGGGTTTATTAGCGATTCCATAGCCATAAGTATAGCAGATTATACTGGTGTAGAGACAGTGGTTGACCATTCTACTCCTGTATATACCTTTAATTTTTCAGGTTGATACATTAATCCTTCTCCATCATCAACGATAATTTTGTTTGTTCCAATATATGTTTTATAGATATCTGCTGGATTAATTCCATAGAACTGAGAAGATCCAATAATAAGCATTCCATCCCATGTAAAGTTATTAAACCAGAACTGCCAGTCAAAGACAGTTACTCCATCAGTTAAAACCTTAAACCAAGGTCTAACCGTTCTGCTTTCAACTTCCTGTAGACTACTTGCCTGGTAATAAGCAATATTATTAAAAATGGCTGGGCCAGTAATATTAATGCTGCCAAGATATGAATCAAAAGTTAGTGGCGTTAAAAATGAAATACCAATGGTTGACCACTCTTTTATAGATAAGACTGGCTCTCTTACTAGGTTTCCATTTAAATAAAAGGAAAGACCGTTATATTCAACTCCGTTTTCATTTAATGCAAATATTTTTCCTCTATCTCCTGCAGAACTGTTGGCCTTTAGATAAAACTTTATTGATCCGCTTTTATGATTAATCTCAAACAGTTCTGTTGTTGTTGCTGGAAACACATCTTGATCGTATCTAGTCCACAACTGCATAGCGCTTACCCTGTATGATGTTGCTAATTCTTTGTTTACTGGCAAAGATAGTCCACGATTTTCTAATATGTTTAATTCCCCACGAATCTCTACCCCTGAGTTTTTAGTTAAATATAAATATGGGGTACTTTCTTTATAAATACTAAACGGGTTTTTAGATTTATAACTATAATATATTCCATTTTTCTTATATGGAACTAAATCTATACCAAACCTTGTTCCAATTGTGTTTGAAGAGTTGTCGTTTAAGGCTTGAGATGCTAACTGTAGTCTATTTAACAAAATTGGTTTTGTTAAAATTCCACGACTATTAAACTCAAGGCTATAAACTATAGCAAGGTCATTAAAATCTACACTTTTAATTGGATAAATTAAACTATTATTTAACACTTCAAACCTTGTTGTTTCCCAATCCTCATACTCAGAAACATCAACAATCTTATATTCGTTTGGCGTTTCTTGATTAGCAAAGTCAACGGGTGTGTTTGCTCCATCAACTAAATACTGAAATGTAACATAACTCTTTATTTGTGCCCCAGTTGTATCATAATACATTTGCATAGATCCAGAATCTTCTGTTAATTCTGATGTAGTTGGATAGCCTATGTTAAATTGTAAAAAGTCTAGATCATAAAATTTTTCTCCCTGGGCATTTTCTACAAATTGTCCAAAATATGAAAGCGGTAAATAGTCTTGCCAATATCCAGATACTCCTATGTCAAGAAAATATTTTTGATAGGATTCTGATGGAAGGAGTGTATAACTTGCCGTATGGTCAATTAATTCTTGACCTTTATCAATTAAGACTATACCGTTTGATTCAAAATTACTTAAAATTTTAGAAGAGTTTAATGTTGTTGATAGACCAAAAGAATATAATCTTCCTGTAAAACTATAGTCTCCAGACTCATCTCCAGCAACATACATTTTTAGTATATTTTGATTTCCAAAAAATGCAGAAACGTTATTTCCAAAATTATTAACCAGTGTATTTATATTAAACCCTATGGAAAAAAGAGTATTGGCTAAAATTGGATCAGATGTAAAAAGAAGTTCAGAAGTACCATTATAATTAAGCGAATATTTAATCTCATCGGCATCTTTAATTATTGTAAAATAATCACTGTTTAGTGGATTATATATTTTTACTAAAACTTCTTCTGAGGATGAGTTGTGTGAACTAAATACACCATAAAAACTTTCAACTTGGCTAGATAATAGATTAAGTCTTGGGAAGTTAATATATGAATCTACTGAGTTCCAAGTATTATTTGGTCTAAATGATAAAAATTTATTGTCAATAACTGGTCCAGACTCATTGTCTTGTATTGTTTGATTGTCATCATATAATTCTTGCAGTGTTTTTGTACCAATAAAGATTTCTGGTAATAAGTATTCTGGAGTTCTTAAACTTGTTTGAGTAGTTGCTAGGTTATCAAAACTTCCCTGATCCCATTTTGCAAAATCTGGATAGTTATAGTTTGCTGTATAGTTAGCAAAAGGATAATCTATAAAAGCCGTTGTTCCTCCATATGCAGAGTTAATTCCTTCTGGAGAAATAACACCTTGACCATATACCCATCTACGTTTTGCTACAGTTACTGGAACATGATAGGAATAGATCGCTACACAATCAAGTTCAAATGGATATATATTTTCATAAGCATAAAAACCTAGCCAGTCTTGATTATCTCCAAAAGCATCAAGTTCATCTGGTAAATTAAGATTAGCAGTATTTATTGATAAAGAAAGAACTTCTTCGCCATTTACCAGTAGTGACGCTGAATTTCTAATTAAACGAATATGAATAAGCATTGGCCTAGACCATTCACCAACAAAGTGAGATGCAAACTGATCTCCAATAACTAATGTTAAAAATCCAGATTCAACATAAAGTCCATCATTAGAAGATATTGGACCAAAAATTTTTAATGGTGTTGATGTGTTTGCATTTATTCTTGCCCAAAACTCTATTGTA